AAATGGCTGTTAAGAAAACTACAGAAGGTGCAATGGTTACTGCTTTGGAGCATGCTAACATTACATTGCGATTAATTGGAACAACACCGTTCTATTATAATTCGATGAGCGTAAAGGCGAAGCGTGATCTATTAATTGGGAGTGCCCCGAAGACCACGGCTGAAAAGCGTGAGATTAAGCACAATCCCGAACAAGAGTTTAGAGATTCTGTTTATAAGAAAAGCTACGGAAAAACGCATTTGTATTTTCCACCTGCTGCGATCAAGCAAGCGATGGCTACGGCTGCGATTGAAACGAAGGGTGTTGCAAGAACCAATGTTCAGCGTTTGCTTTTCTTTCCTCAATTGGAGACTGAAATCTACGGCAGACCATATTTGAAGATCGACACGGTTCGCATGGCGAACATTAACAAAACGCCCGATATGAGAACCCGAGCATATTTGCCCGAGTGGTGTGCGGAGATTAATGTTTCGTTTGTACAACCCACGTTATCCGCAACAGATGTGTTTACGTTGTTGCAGAACGCAGGTTCGATTGTTGGCTTGGGTGATTTTCGTCAGGAGAAGGGGCGAGGTGCTTATGGGTGCTTCACTGTGACTGGCGAGGATTTACCGAACTGGAAAGATTACAAAGCCGATTGGAATCGCATTACGAAAGAGGGAATGGAAGCGCAAAAACTTGCGATGGCAAACCCCGAGTGTGCAGATGAAATGACTGAAGAGTTGATGGGTTATCTTAATGAAGAACGTGCCCGTCGCATGGTAGCGGCATAAAGGGGGTGCGTTGGCAAGCATTACAGGTGGGCATTGCCTATGTCCATCTGAACGACACGGCAAGGCAAGGCGGTCATGGCTCGGTCCGGTAAGATAAGGCACGTTGTGGCTTGGTTTGGTCCGATGTGGTTGCGGTATGGCGGTCAAGGTTAGTCCCGGCGAGGCGTGGCGCGGTAAGGTATGTTGTGGTGATACACGGTATGTTACGGCGGTCATGGAATGGCACGATTCGGTATGGTGCGATTTGGTCTGGTTCGGCTCGGTCCGACAAGGTTAGGCGGTTCAGGCGAGGCATGGCGCGGTATGTTGCGGTGCGGTGCGGTCTGGTTCGGCATAGACCATAAACCAAGGTGGGGGATCACGCAGATTCCCCACCAACTTTTAACATTAAATAGGAGAAGAAAATGGAAGATAGAGTTGACTCCATTTGGAACAAAGACGAGCGTCAGAAGATTGTTGATGATTATCTGAAAGAGACTCGTCGCAACATGTATAAAGTGGATGAGTTCACAGATTGGCTTGAGGACAGGCCAGATCATCCATGTTATGAGCGGTTCTTTGGTTCTGGTGATAAAGAGGCTGCGCGTCAGCATCGAATGTCATTAGCGCGTCAGTTGATTAGCGGCTTACGGATTCAGGTTCATATTCCACCAGTCAAGAAAGTTGATGTCAGTGATTTGGCAAAGGCTATCAGCTATGAGGCACCCGCATTTCTTAGCCCCCAATCGAGTCGGCGCAGTGGTGGCGGCTATGTGCCATATGATCCAGACAGTGAAGATTCGAGAGCTGAGTTGCGTAGGCAGGCTGCATCTGATTTGGCGCGTTGGTTGAATCGTTATCGCGGATGCGTTGAGGCGTATGGCGTAAGTGTGCAACCGATTGAAGAGATTGCGAGTGCGCTGCGAGGTGGAGAAGAGGAAGCGGCATGAAGACGCGTTACGAAGAGATCGAAGAAGCTGCTGTTAAGTTCCACAGGGAGAATCCCAAGGTGTGGGAGTGTTTTGTTCGGTTTACGTTTGAGGTTATTCACCGAGGCTTTCGAAATTACTCTGCGAAGGGTGTGTTTGAGCGCATTCGGTGGGAGACAGATGAAGCGGATGTGGACGGCAAGTCCACATTCAAACTTAACAACAACTACAGCGCATTCTTTGCTAGGTGGTTTATGGATACTTATCCCGAACATGATGGGTTTTTTCGCTTGAGGGCAATGCCGAGTGAGTTGCAACTTGCGAAGAATTTGCCAGAGTTAGGACCGCAAGACTTTCCAGAGTTAAAGCGACACAGTTTTGAGGATTTGCCATGAGCGTTTTAGAAGACACGATGTGCATGCATTATGTTCGGGATAGGCTGAACGGCATTGTAACCGAGAGCGACATGCTGCGGTTTATTGACGAGATTGACCACAACTTGCAGATCAACGAGGAGTGGCGACAGGCTAACCCGAACATTTCTGACGAGCACGATGCGATTGATCCTGACGACTTTGATGTGCAGGGAGCGATTGACAATGTGAAGCGTAATTACATTGAAAGGGCAATGGCCCGATCAAAGAACGTGACTGAGGCTGCGAAGTTGTTAGGGTTAAAGAACTATCAGACGTTGCAGAATTGGATGGACAAGTTGGGAGTTGATTATGATTGAGGATGATGGCTTTGAAACTGTGATTGGTTTGGACCCGCAGAAGAAGAAAACCTACAATGTTGAAGTTGAGGGCGTTGTAAAGCGTGTGTTTCGAGTTGAGGCTGCGAACAGTGCTATGGCGTCGAGACTGGCGCGTAGTGAGTTCATTATTGAGTTCGGTGGGACTGATCGTGATGAGTTGTTCGTTGGCGACATTTGGAAGGAAGCACCATGATTTATTACTTTACTGCTTTGGTGATTACTTACAGTATGGACGCAGGGAGTGTGACGACTTCATACATTTGGTACGATAGGGAGCGTCATTGCCGAGAGGCATTGCAGGAGCTTGCTGATCCTATCTACAATCAGATTTATGAGTTGTACGAGGACACGAGTATGCAGTGCGTTGTATCTGATCAAGTGTCGTTTGTGTTAAGGCCGAAGCTACGGGAGAGCAAGGATGGATGAGAGACTGGCGATTGTGAGCAAAGAAGTTAAGCGTTTGCAGCGGAAGGTTGACGATGCTGAGTGGGAAGGCGATCCGAGGCTTGCACAATTGGCGCAGGAGTTGGCGCATTATAAGAAGTTAGAGGACGAAGGCGAGGTGTATGAGCCTAAGTTCTGAAAAAGTGGAGAAGATTGTTGATGATCTTCTCCAAGAATTACCTGAGCAGATGTCGATTTCGGACACGCGCAATTTGGTTTGCGAATTATTGTTCGGGTTAGGATTGCACCCAGACGACCTACCTATCTTTCTGCTGATGGTTGTCGATGCGTATATGGGTGAGCGCAGAGTTGATATGATGAATCGAAAGTGATAGACTCCAAATAACTTTTTGGAGATTGTCCTGATGGTAATGATGTCACCATATGCTGATTCACTTAGAAGAAACCCTCAATTGCCGAGACGTGCTGCACAGGCGGCAACGATGATGCCACAGCAATCTGGTGGACTTGGTGCTTTGTTTCGACAAATGGGCATGGGCAATCTTTTTTCGCAAAGACCCCAATTCGAAGGCAGACCCGCACCACAGCTAACAACAGCAGATGTCCCTCTTCAGGCCGAGCAAAGGCGTATACAAGAGTTACGTGCTGCGCAACCCGCGAATCCATTTGAGGGCAACGAGCAGTATCAGGCGTTGATGGAGTTTCAGCAGAGCCTAGCACCGAGCCAAGAGCAGCAGCAGCGTTTGCAAGAGTTGCAGTCAGCGTTTGAGGGCACAGGTGCGTATAAAGATTACCGCATTAATCAGTTGCAGAACCAGTTGCAGCAGCGACAGTTTAACCCGAGAATGGGCATGGGCTTAGGCGGCATGCGCCCGATGGGAATGCAGCCGTATCAAGGCTTTGGACGACCTCCGATGATGCAGCAGCCGATGCCAATGCCGCGTGGTGGATACAATCAGTATCAGCAGCAACCGCAGCCAATGAGACAGTTCGGCGCGATGGGCTACAATCAGCCGCAACAGCAGTACATGAATCCATATCAGCAGATGCGTCCGCAGCCACAGCAGTTTGGTGGTTATGGAATGGGTCAGCAGATGGGCGGATACGGAAGTTACGGTCAGATGCCGAACCCGTACCAGCCGCAGCAGATGGGCTATAACACGAACAACTATTCGAATTACGCCCAGCCAGCGCAAAATCAGTTCCAAGGTTACGGCGGAATGCAAGCACAAAGTCAGGGCGTTTTTTAAAAAAACCCCTTGAGCAGATTGTTTGATTTTTGATAGAAAGTGTTGAGGCGGCATACCATCGTTTTTGTTGGTTGGGTTAAGCTACCGAATGCGCTATTCTCACATTTTAACCGCCGCCTCACGATCACTCTATTGGGAGTTTATACTTCGCTTTTGCTTGGCTTACGCTTTGTTGCGATGTCCCGATCATGTCAGCGATTTCTCCGACACGAAAGCCACGAATAAGCATTCTGTTAATGATTGCTGCCTGCTTTGGTAAGTCGCTTGCTTTGATCTTTTTGGTCTTTGGACGACCACCCTTTGAGCCGTTCATCTTTGCCTGTAGGTGATTGTCGGACATGTAGTTAGGTGATGTTTTCTTGCGACCTTCTTTATCTACCTGATCTTGCCAACATTGTGCGTATGCTTGTTCAAACGGAAGCCCCATTTTGACTAGAGCTTTCAGAGTTTGCATTGGTGTTAATTCGTTCTTCGATTCCAAGTTCCCTCTCCATCATTTTTATAAGGTGTTCAAGTTCTTCGACTTGTTGCTTTAGTGTAAAACGACGACGCGCCGTTGCTTCGTCTTTCATGGACTGCAATCGGCGCGTCAATAGTATTTTAATCTGCGTGTACTGCTCGGTCATTGCCTAATCCCATCTAGCGTTTCCTTTTAAAACGATAGCAGGGCCAACAATGCCTGTCCCGCAGATTTTAGTAGCTTCTTCGTTAAATGGCAAACCGTCTAGCAACCCTTCTTCGTTTACTAGAATTTGCCAGTCTTGATGCGTAGGTGATCGAACCATTTCAACCAAGCCTCCGACCAATCCTTGAGCCTCTTCGAGACTCGGCCTTCGATCTTCAAATACATGAATCATTTACTTCTCCTTCTTTGTAGATTGGGATTTATACCAAGTATTCCCATAGTATGCAAGTAAAAAGTTAACCGGGAGCGCCCGGCAGTTAACCAAAATAACCCGAACAATTTATCGTGTTAGATGTTATCGCGCCCGGTTTGGCGTTCGTATTCGCCGCGAGCCAGAGGTCCGTCCATAGTTCCGAGCCACTTCTCTTCGCCGCTTGTCGTTAGTGCGTACTTACGGATCATGCCTTGCTCCATGGCTTTGGTCACCAGTTCTTTAACTGTGGTGCGCTTGCCTGCATTTTTGAGAGCAATGATGCATGGTTCTGTAGGCTCTGATTCCTGCACGACATTGTAAACGCCATCGTTCTTACCATCGTGGGTAAGCGCACGACCATCGTTTTCACGCATACGGACTAGATCGACAAGATGGGCGAGTCGATCACGCTGCGTCTGTGATAGGATGAGCGATGCGATGTCCACGCTGCGATCTTCAAGCAACCCTGTGTCTGGATTACGGATGAAGTGTCGGATGTCACGATTAGCAGGACCGTTGGATTTAACGACTGCGCCATCGAACACGGCGTTGCGTGTATAGGCGATTTGCAGATCACGGCAGCGTTGCTTGGCTGTGCCTTCGTCAACTTGCCAGACAGCGAATGCCGAGCGAACGCCATCAACGATAGCTGATGTACCGCGAATAAGATTCCGCGCTTGCTCTGGTGTTGTGACTGGATCACTGTCTCTGATCTTCGCCATGTGGTGGTTAACGATCACAGTTGCCGCTGTTTCTGTTGCCATCTGCGCAAGAAGACCCATGAATGCAGCACCCGCTGCGGGGTCAGCGTTCACATCTGCGTGAACAAATGACGCGAGAGGGTCAATGATAATCAGCTTGAGGTTTTCAAGTTCGAGCATTTGATCGTAGATGCGAGAGAACTCTTCGCCCATAAGGTAGGTATTGTCAAACTTATGCATGATTGGAAACACGCCGCCCAAGTTGGGTAGCGGTAGAACACGCAGATTGTGATCATAGTGTTCGCGGTATCCCATGGGATCAAGCCGAGCAATTCTGCGGTGCATCTCGTCTTTGTCGTCTTCTGCTGTGATGAGGATAACATCACCATGCTCTGCGACCAGACCACCGAATGCGTTTTGCATGGATGCGCCCGAGGCGACCTTCATGGCTAAGTCGAGCGTCATCATGCCTTTACCCGAGTCACCCGCTGCTGCGAATACCACTGGCACCCCGAGCGGAATTGTATCGCTGATCAGAAACTTTTGCTGTGGCGCAGACCCGACGAAATACTTGTTTATAAGCAGGCTTTCGTCCAAAAGCGAGATTGGCTTTTTTACTTTACTTTCATGGGTTTGCAAAAACTTGTTGATGTCAAATTCTTCTTCGATAGCATCCGCTGCGTCCCACTTTTCTGGCTTTGTCGATGGGATGTGCAGCGTCACTGTGGACTTTGCGCCTGCGGCTTTTGCTTGCGCTTCGACAATGCGAGCGAGCTTTTTGCCTGCCTCGTCATTGTCAGGCCAAAGGATTACTTCTTTGTTTCTGAAGGGAGAGAAGTCAAATTTTGAGGCCGTGTTTTCGGACAGCATACCTGCACCACCGATAGTGCATGTGGCAGCGTATCCGAGTTCCGTGAGTGCATCGGCACACTTCTCTCCCTCAACCCAAATCACCTTGTCCGCTGCAAGAACATCGGGTATGTTATACAGGGGTCTGGGTTCGGGTAAACCTTGGCGTCCATTCATAAACTGGCGGAATTGTTTCTTAGGCTTCCCAGCACTATCTCGAACAATTTCGCCAGTCTCATCTCTATCAAAGTATTTGCGCACCGTTACGATCACTTCGCCGTGTTCGTCTGTGTAGGTGTATTCGTCTTCGAATGGTGTCTGCGGCCCGATCTGCATTTTGACAGGCTTGGCCTCTGGCGGTTTAAAACCGTTCGTTGTTGTGGTGTTGGTTACCTGAAAGTTACTAGAGTTGTTCGGCTTAACGATGTTCTCAGGCACAGGTGCGAATGCTGTGGGCAGGTAGTCAGAGAAGTATTCTGCTGTCTCTGCAATGGACCATCCCTTGCCTTCTTTTAGAATTTTGCAAATGCCACCAACGCCATCACCAGATTCAAAATCTTTGCCATTTAAGAACCATGGACTATTGATGTCGATGTTAATTCTAAGCGATTGCCCACGTTCACCACTAAGAGAACCGAGCATAAAATCGTTGCCGCGACGAATCCCTTCAGGGAAAGTATCGAACAGCATTTGCAACTGAACTGTACGAGGAACTTCCCGAGAAATACGTTCAGCCACTTCTTTCGATGTCTTGCCAAACTGTAAAATATTCATTATCTTGTTTCCATACCCAAACAGACCACTACATATGGGGTTGCGTTAGTAGCGCACCCCATTTTTTTTATTCATTCCAACAAGTCTCACGAAACTCGCAGAATTTGCACAGGAAAAAATCTTTACTTTGCGCTATGCGGGGTAGAATGTCACCCGCTTTCGCACTCGTCAAGATATTCACTGCGCGATCACTCGCTTCTTGCGCCAGAACAGGATTGTACGGCACTAGCTCGTAATAGATTTCAGACGTATTTTTATTGACCACTGTGAAGAGCGCAGGGTTTTCCGTTAGCTCCATATACGTCTGGTATAAAGCAATCTGCGTTGCATACACTGGGTTGGCTTTTGCAACACCATGGCGCATGAATGCTTTGAACTTTGAATCGTTTGCTGACTTATTTTCCCACAAACATGGATAGCCCATGGCGACAGGACCATCACAGACTACGCCGTCTATGTGGCCTCTGATCTGATCATCAGCGATTGAGAACCCAAATTGTTCGCCTTGTGAGTCTTCTGTCCGCAGATCAAACCCTGCATCCTTGATCCACTTAGCTGCGTAATCTTCGATCTCGTGACCGAACTGAAAGATGCGCAGCGTTTGTGCGCTGAACTCTTTGTCTGGGTCCACAGGATAGTTGAGGTAGCGATACTGTATCTTGCGCTGACATTCGTCACCGATACTAGATGCGCCAATGTACTTGCGGCGTTCGCGTTTCTTTTCGCCTGCGACAATGGCATTGTCTACCGCTGCTTTGATGTGCTCAACAATTGGGTCATCCTTAGAAGGGGATTGATGTAGAAGGCCAAGTGCCTGTTGACTTAAAGTAGGTTTCTTCGAGCTTTCCAATGTTGATCTCCGCTGCTAGACGTTCTGCTTCCTGTAATCCAAAGATTAGTGTGTGGACCTGCTCTTCTGTTAAGTCAGAGAACCGTGTGTCCCACCCAAACTTTCCTAGTATATGCGCCAATTCTTCGATTGGCTTTGGTGCTGATGGCACTGTCAATGTACTGTCTCCTCTCGTGACCCGAACAATTCTATGACTTCATCTACTTCTTCCGGGTCTGCATCTTTGTTTCTGAAGCCGATGTTTAATACTTCTGAACCTTTGATGATGACTGTGGCTGTGCCGAACAGAACTGTGTGCTCTGCGTCATAGATATGCTCTTCGATAACTTCGTTCGCTATCTCTTGGACTTCGCCTAAATCTTCTGGATCATTGACCCAACACACCATCTCAATTTCAGATGTTTCGATATTCTCCTCACTCTTTTCTGCAATCATGAGGTACATTTCAAATCTCGGCATTCGGTTTCTCCACAATGCGTTTGGCTAAATCAGAGATTAGATTAGCCGTGGCTCTTGTGGTTAACTCTACATGACCGACCTCTTTGCCGTCTACCCACATGTAAACGACTGGTCCAGTCTCGCCATCTCGTACCGTAATTAGCTTTATCATTCTGCCGCCTGTTGCATGATTTTTTGTTGTGCTTGATTGTAGTGCGCCTTGTAACGATGCTCGGTCCATAGGAAGCCAAGAGCGCAGCTTGCGCGGTACTTGGTCCATGAAAAGTCCATGACGTTTACTTCGACGCCTGCATCTCTTAGCAATTGGATTTGCTTTGCCGATGCTTTTTGGTTGAGCCAACGCTTGGTTTTGTTTGCTGCGCTGTCATCTTCGATCTCACGCAGGAAGTCATCTGCTGCTCGCATTGCGTTGATCTTATCGCCAATGGCTACTGTGCGCACTGGCATGGACTGTGGCTTGACCATAGCAACCCAAAAGTCATTGACGTATAGCGGAGCGATACAGACAACACCTTTGAATCCCAAAGCCATCATAATGTCGCTTTCTGGGAACGGTTCGATCCACAGGAATGGTGACATCTTCATTAGATCGTACTCGGTCATTACAAAGTTTTCGAGTACATCCTTTTCGGCTTTCTGGAAGATGTGACCGCAGAATGGGCATTCGCGTGTGGTTGGTGCAACCTCAGCTTCACACTCTGGGCATACCTTAACTGGGGCTTCACCACCCTCTCGCTTGACCGCGCCATCTAGGTTGGCTGTGTCATCAAGAGAACCGTGCGTAATAACGGACGTTCCAAAGTCCATGACGATGCAGTCTGTCTTGACTGTGTTCGGATATAGCTCTGGATCAACGATGCGCAGCCCACGACCAATCATCTGCACCATAGTGCCCTTCTGGGAGCAGGGACGCGTCAGGACAACACAAGAGACTGGTGGGGCGTCAAACCCTTCTGTAAGCACCGCTACGTTCACAATCACCTGTGTGTCGCCATGCTCTAGGTCATGCAGCATTTGCTCACGCTCGGCTTTGTCTGTCTCTCCTGTGACGTAATCAGCTTTAACGCCTGCGAGCAAGAACGCTTCGCAAAGATGTTCGGCATGTTTGACTGTCGAGCAGAAGACAACGGTCTTGCGATCACCTGCCTTCGCCTGCCATTCCCGAACAATTCTATCGTTAATGACTTGGCGGTCCATGATCGCGGCGACCTCTTCCATGTCATACTCTTTGCCGCGCTTCGTGACTTTGTTCAGGTCATCGTTTACGCCAAGGTCAACGACAAACGTCTTGGGGCGCACGAGGTAACCTTCGTGAATAAGTGTTGCCAGTTCGATCTGGTGTGCGCAGTTATTGAATACTGAGCGTAAGCCTTTGCCATCGCCACGGTTGGGCGTAGCTGTGAAGCCCACGATCTCTGCGCTGTCATTGTCTTCAAGGATCGCGTCAATCACACGACGATACGTGGGAGCCGCTGCATGGTGACCTTCGTCAATGACGACCATATCGAACTTGGGACGCTGTGCGAGATTGCGTTCACGCGAAATGGTCTGAACCATTGAGAACACTGCATCTCCTTCCCAATGCTTAACCGTACCGTTGACGATACTGGTGGTCATCAGGGGGTTTACCTTTTTGAACTTGGATTGGTTTTGCTCAACAAGTTCGTCGCGGTGTTGGACGACAAGAATCTTTTTGCCCTTCTTATGACGCTTGCCTACGAGCGCAGAGAGCATGATGGTTTTGCCTGCACCTGTTGGTGCGACAACTAGGGTATTGCCGTGCTTGTCGAGGGCACTGAGTGCGTCGTTGACGGCTACCTCTTGGTAGGGACGTAATAACATTGGAACACCTATTCGCTAGAAAAGTGAGGGGGGATTGCGGCCCACGGCCCCCCTGTCCGTGGTCTAGCAGGCGCGGATTGGCCTTGCCGCTAGATTAGCGTTGCGCCCATGACGGAACAGCACCAGACGCTTGAGGCTGCGCGGGGGCAGCTTGCATTGTCTGTGCAGCCGCAGGGGTCTGCATTACTGGAGCTTGTCCACTTGGAACGAACTCCCGCGAATTAGGTGTCAGGGCAGCGATCAGACGATTGCTATCAGAGTAACCGTTTGTGCCCTTCTTGATTCCGACCTTAGCACAGATTTCTAGTGCGTTTAAGTCAAAAACGCCAGAAATATTACGAGCTTGCTGTGCTTCTGGTGACATATCCGCAGGATCAATGTTACGCGCACTTTCGATCAAAGACTTCAGTGTACGCAAACCAATCTCTTTGGCTTGTGGAATGCCGCTCTGACCCATCTTGTCGCCATCGACAAACACACGGTCCCAGAACTTGCGACGATCATACTCACCGCCCACAATTGTGAACTCCAGTTCCATCCACTTCGCCGCTGTGGACATGGACTTCTTGAACCATGCGCCTTGACCGAACTCAGGGATTTCCATGTCGCCTTGCTTGACGACCATGACTGCGCGGCACACTGTGCCGTTAGGGATTAGCGAGAACTCACGCTCTTGTGGGTTATCGTCTGCGGGTACATTGTTTAGATTAAGCATTTACTTGCTCCTCTTCGCTAGAGTTTTGAGTTGCAGGATCAACGAATGTCAAATCCTTTGGTTGGTCTGGAGAGCCACTGGACATTTTGTCCATCAGTTTACCCAGATGTGGCTCTTCCAATACGTCGAGGCGACCTGAGCGATCTTTCGCAGGGTAACCCCATTCGTTCAGAGGCTGACAGACGAACGCACGATACTGACCGTGGTCACCTGAAAGAACAGCCATTGTGATCATTTCGTCAACAATCCCGGGCAATTCACGCCCTGTCTTGCTGCCTTCGATCTGTAGAGCGTATTGCTTACGCCCGTAATCATCTGTGATTTCGTCAAGAATGCCAACGAAAACCACATTCTTTTCGCGGATGTGCTGCAAGTGAGTTAGCCAAGACATCATCTCACGACCATGCATGCCATAGGCTGCACGGGTGTCTAGCTTGCCAGACCGCTCTGAGCGTGAGTCTGGTTGCTGTAAGCACCACTGAAAGCATAAACGCCCTGCAACTGTGATAGAGTCTACAAAGAGCGTATCATACTTCTGCATGATCTCCACGCTGTCGCCAAACATCGACACGACGTAATCGTAGTGCGCTTGACTGTATGGTTGATCTTCGCTCAACGCGGGATTTGGACCCCCAATGAAACATGCGAGGTCACGACACTCTTGCCATGTTCGTGGACGCAATACGTCAACAGGGAATCCTTCGATAGCGGCATCGCCTGCTTCCAAGTCCAAGAACAGAGTGGTGCTAGGGTTTAGGGTACGAGCCAGTGTGGTTTTACCCACACCGCTTGCACCGCATACTACGATCTTGTGGCCTTTCTTTTCAGCTAGGCGTTGATCGGCTGTGATAATTTGTAGGGCCATTAGTCTACCTCTTCGATTAAGAAACCACCAACTTCCACGCTACGGCATGGTTCAAGCATTTCTTGAATAGCAGGTGGTGCGGCTGTGTATTTACGCTCGTCTACTGCAAGCGTAAGTTTTCCATAGTGACGTGCGTCCTGCTCTGGCATGGACTGCAACACGTTACCAAGCTCGTCTTGGTCCCACACAACTTTCTTGCGTACCGTAGCTTTGAGCTTACGATTACCCGCAACAATATATGTGGTGCCAAAGTCTTTACCGTCTGCGCGTAATGCGTCACGGGCTTGGTCCAAGAACATATCTGAGATTTGTTGTTCGACATCTTTGAGTTCGACCTTCAAGTCCGCGATCACGTACTTGAGTTCTTCTCGACGTTCGAACAGTTCACGACTATTCATGTCGATTCCTTTCCGCTTTAAATTACTAGAAACCCATCTATCCCATATAGCTTGGGATATGTCAACAACTTTTTTACATAAATTTTTTTATTGACATCCCATTTGATATGGGTTATAGTGGGATTATAGAGGATGAGAGTTCTAGCTCTCTTATTTTCAACCGAGGCGAAAGCCTCCCCTATACTCTGAAAGGAGTATGCCATGTCTAACACTATCCCCTTCGGCCTGACCTTCCGTGGTCAGAAATCCTACACTCAATCTGAAGTCTCGCACTTCATTGAAATCGCTGACTCTGTTGGCGACGACGAGTTGCGCATCAAATATGTTGCGTTCCTTGAAGCCTTCCTTGACGGGAAGATCAAGCCATCAACGCAAGTTGATATTGATGTCATGCTTTGCTTTCAGGGCGATTTAGATAATCGCGCTGACATCGACTACCGCGAGGGCCACTGGGATGATGAACCCCAGATTCTCGCGGGTGGCAAATACTTTGCCAAGCAAGCCAAAAAGCTGATGGACCACATCAGCAAAAATGTGCGGATCGGCTGATCGCACTGTGGGGGCTAACGCCCCCCTTTTTTTGACAAGAATATCTCAATGCCATGGACAGCTTTCATCAGCTTCTTCTTTAATTTGAACTCAGGAGTTTCGACGCCCTTGGCATCTTCGACAACTTCGTACCAGTCACCGTTCTTGTCCTGCTTTTGATAGCGGAAGTCTGCAATGTAGGCGCAAATCTTTTCACCGTTGATCGCTATGTTGTATCGCACCTGTAGCTCAAGGTCTTTGACCCGCTCTGCGCGTTCGAGCGATTTGAGATACAGGTAACGCTCTGACTCCCACTTGGAATCAAACTTGATACCATCCACAGTTACTTTCTTGTTGCCGTACTTGGGTCTTGACCCACGCCGCTTGGGATTATATACAGTAGGAAACGTCATTTATGGGAAAGTCCTCCATGCCAAATCCAGTAAAATACAAATCAGTCGGTGTTTCAATAGAGGCTTACGACAAATTAGTTTACATCGCAGAAAAAGAAGATCGTGCTATCGGGCGACAGCTATCGCGTATGATTGACGAAGCATACGATGAAATTCAAGCGCGTGTAAATGCACGGCAGTCATACCGCCCTGCCGCAGTTGGCATTGGCGGTATCGCATCAGTTATCGAAGACTAGAGTAGTCCCGCACTTCCCAGACCACCGAGCAATGTAGACGCAATGTATGGATTGCGCTTTGCTCTCTCACGCAAGTTAGCCTGCTGTAACGCTCTCGCCTGTAACGCTTCTGGATCAGGAGAGTATGAGATCGAAGGCATGGCAACTTCTGGAACACTTGTTCGGCTTGGAGTCGGCGCTGTGGGTTGTGTTGGCTCCGTGCCACGAATCTGCTGTGGGCTTGTAAGAAGCTGACCAGTAGCTTGACGAGTACCAACCTGACCACGATTGATTGCACCAAGTGTAGCACCTACACCACGGCCCAAGCCTGCTGCTCTCTCCGTTAGAGATGCACCTTCACCCGCAACTTGTGCTGCTGATGAGTTAAGAGCCTGAGACAAGCTCTGTGCCGCTGCCTGTGGGCTTGTGCGCCCTGCTTTGACCTCTAATGCGCTGCGCATAACAGTTGGGTTATTCAGCATGTAATTAAGAACGCGGAATCGACCTGCCTTTGGCAAGTTCTTCATTGGGTTCGTAAACTGACCAGTGCGGATCGCATCAGCCGCAAGTGATCCTGCGCCTCGTGCCCCAGTGTCACGCAAGAAGACGAGATCATCAGACAATTCTTTAATGTCTTTTACTGTCTGCTCGCCTAATACCTTGTTGAGCATTTCAGGCTTATAAGACTCTAGCGCGTTACGAAGAGAGTAAGCTGCTTTCTCGTTAATGAAGATGTCTTCGTCTACAGACCCAAGAATATCATTAACAATTGTTCGTCTTATTGTCTCTTTTGCTTCCGGGCTATCATCAAAGAACTTGAGAATCCGGTTGATTTGAGCACGGGTCATGTTGCGGTTGACGATGGCTGCTGCCGCTTCTTCTGGATCAAGAGCACCTGCATTCAGTCTTTTAAGAATGCTAGAAGATGCCGCTTCTTCCAGCCCGACCTGCGCATCACGAACGCTACGAAGAGTTTGAACAATGCTCGCATCAGGGTTTTGAGATACAATGCGTTGCAGTGTATCGTCATCAATCTTCTTGATGCCCCCATATGCAAGAGATTTTGCTAGGTTCTGCACTTCAGGCCATTGCTCACCAAACAACAGCTTGCCAGTCTTGTCCTTGTTCATACGCTTGATTTTGCCGTAGAACTGGACGCCGTTGAACTTTGTTGGATCAGCAAAGTCTTTGTTAGAATCAAGCAATGCTTCATCAAGATAGCGTTTAGCCAAGTCTTGCCGAACAACTTCCTTTTGACCTTTTGCTGCCTCTAATGCAGCTTCGATACGTGCAGGAGTTTGAATGATCTTGTCGTAGTTTCTACCGACTTCTAGCTTAACATTGACGCCCGGCTCACCAAGATTCCGAACAATTCCTAGATTCTCAAGGCGGTTAAACATACGCATTTCAGCACGATACGCTTGGTTCGCTGTTTTCAGCAAGTCCATGGCATCACGCATCTTGCGAGCATTCCCCGCACCGCCAACGCCTGTCAACTTAACATTGCCGCTTAACATGTTATCAACTGTGTTGCGCATATCGACCAACAAGCGACGAGGCGTTGTGTCTGAGATACTTAGACGAGGGTCCATCAATGTGTCTTGGATATTCTTGCGCAATCCACGTAGACCGTTGAACGTTGTATAACCTTCTTTTGTTCCACGCGTTACAAGGTCATTGATCTGGCGACCAATCTCTGTGAACTCTTGTGGTGCAACAGATGCCGCGCCACCATACTTGCTGTCGATAACATCATCGAAGCGTGTCTTCAGTGCGCTGACATCAAAGACAGGTAGCTCACCACCTTCAGCCTGAACAGTTCTGCCATTTAGATTGATTGGCCCTGAAATCTCTGCGAGCTTATCATCAACAGCTTTGTAGTTGGTGTTGGCACCTTTGGCGAACTCATCATAGTTATACATCAACACGTCAAGAACGGCATCATCAATCTCTGTGCCCTCTTTTGTGGACTTAGTAAGAACAGAGATTGTGTCGTCAATCGCAGACATATGCGCTTTTTGCGCATCTTCTAAAGCTGTCTTTAACTGGGCTGCTTTCGCAGGTGCAGCATCGGCAATAACCTTTGCAAGATCATCGGTTGTGGCACCTGCAATCATCTTACCAGTCTTATCCATGATGCCTGCGTCTTGCAGTAGTTTTTCTTTTTTGTTCAATGCAAAGACAACGTTTTGAACAGCACGTTTTTCTTTGCCTGAAATGGCTTCAGCAATCTGAGATGCACGAGATACAGCCGCAGGCATACCCGCTGCTTCATAGCTCGGCATACCACCTTCATCCATAATTCTAAGAGCTTGCTCGGCTTGTCCCTGACCTAGCTGACGCTCACCTTGGCCCATAGCACGAGCGGCTGCGCTTGCGCCTTTGCCTGCACCCTGAATGAGCGCACGACCTGCTTTGAACGTACCCATAGTCGCAAGGTCAATTGTCCCTGCCAACGCACCTTCTAAGGCTGCTTGTTTGGCGACTTCAGCACCACTTTGCTTCTGCAATCCAAGCAGGCTCTCAATGCCTTCTTCAAGAAGCTGACCACCCGCTGCACCTGCACCTGCACCCACAGCACCACCGATTAGCGTCGGGGCACCGATGATACCACCGATAACAGAACCGATAGTCTCTGGTGCTAATCCTGCTACATCTGCAACGTCACGAAGACTAAAGCCCTCTTCTTCAATTACAAGATTTGTATCTGTAGGATCATAGCCTAGCTTTGCTTGCCCTTCAGGTGTTAGAGCAAGGCGACCTTTTCTGTCCTTGGTGAATCCAGTTTCACCTACTTGCTGCATTAAGAAGTTTTCTTTTTCTTCTGGCGTTTCCATGAAGGATAGCTTTGCGCGTAGTCCACCACCTGCACCTGTGGTGTAATCAAAGCCTTCGTCTTTGCCAGACACAGTTTTTTCTAACTCTGCAAAACTTTTTGGCTTACGCATACCAAGAGAACTACCAGACTGAGATGAGCGAAATTCCTGCAATAATTCTTGCGGTGACTTCTCTTTATTCTGGCTCTCTCTGAACTGACGGAGTTGCTCTTGAGGGGTCATTCGTGTACTCCACGCTATTTTTTGAAGTCATCTAACGTTAAGTTAGTGCCATAAACCTTGTTCATTGCATCAAGTTCTGCCTGAGTTGGCATGTCGGAAACGTTGCCGCCAAACCTGATACCTGCATTTTGCTCTAGCCATCCTACAGCACGATCAAGGTTTTGCTGAGGTTTAACGATGGTCAAGTCATAAATATCTTTAAGCTGACGCTTAATGAGTTCAACGTCACCGCTTGTCCAGCTAATTTCACCAATACGCTTTGCAACCAACTTACGGTCATTGTCTGATAGCGTTTTGCCAGATTCTTTAAGAATGTTTGTTGCTTCGTCAATCGCAAGATTGTTAAGCATTTGCTTTGCCTGAGCAACTGAACTTGGCATATCACCCGCAGATACGCCAAAGTTTCTCAATGCCTGTTGCATTCCGCTGAGGATTTGCTTTGGAATTGATACACCTTCGTTCAAGTTTGCAAGCAAAGTTTCGAACTTCTCTGCGCCTGAGTTGATGCTTTCTTGATATTCCATGAAACGACGAGCGACTGTCTCAGGGTCTTCTGCTATCTTAAACGAAGTTGGCGTAATGCCTTTATAGTTTGCATCAGCAGGAGCCGCTAACACTTGTAGCTCAGGCGGCACATCGTCAGCTTTACCGCCGATCAGTGACACACGCTCATACGATCCCCACTGATCGCCAAGATCAACGCCCTCTGCGCGTTTCTCCAGTATCGCAAGGCGATCAGACGCATCAATGAACTCATAGTTTTTATCAAAGTCTGGGTTTTGAATAAGTTTATTAAGTTCAAACTTGTTCAAGTCAACAAACTGGCCTTCATCAAAAGCAGCAAACTCTTCACCTTTGCCACCCTTTTTATAGACCCAGTATTTGCCACGGTTCATCAGCTTCTCTTGGTTCGCAGCATCTGTAGCCCGATCAGTTGCTCGGGTTTGTAGCGCATACTTACCAGCAGCTAATGCCGCTGCTCGCGCATCTGCTTGAGCCTTCTCTAGCTTAGGCAATGCTGCTTCGCTCGCTTCGCCCAGCGCAGCCAGCGCACCTCGGAAACCTTTGCCACCAGCTTTGTTGTTCATGAGGACAGCACCAGCAGCCATCAAAGCAGCAGCTTTGTTCGGCTTACCGCTAATGTCTATGCCCGTCGCTTCTTGGAACTCTTTCTTGTAGTCGTCCAAAGTCATTTCTTTTTTCTTTGGACCTGCGCCACGACTGTCTCCGATCAAATCATCCATAGCAGCAATGAACATTTGTTCGGCTGCATTCTTAGAATCAGCGAGCGGCATAGACTTTAGACCACCCTGACCTTCTGCAATCTGGGCTTCTCTGGCTCTAAAGTCTTCTGCTCGTTGCGCGTCTTTTTTCTTTTGCGCTGCTACAGTATCAAACTGTGCATCCAGAGCGGCTTGAATTTGTGCGTCCAACTCTGCCTTTGCTTCGCGCCCTTGGCGTTCAGCGCGTGTTTCAGGCATTCCTTTTGTGAGACCCTCACCTGTTGGGTCATATTTAAAGATTTCACCCGGCATATAATCATCAGGCAAGAAGTCTGGTGCACCAAGTGTTGGGTCTGTCTCACCAAAAATGTCTACAAGATCAGTGCCTAAAGGCAACTCAGACTCTGAAATTTTACCAGACTGAACATCCCGAACAAATTGTGACGGACCAGTTAGGTAGTCAAGCGTTGCTTCACCCATCTTCTGTGGTGCATCAATGAGATAATCAGCAATACCGCCCAATCCTTCCATAAGAGACAAGGGGACTTGCGCTGCTGCACCAATTCTAGTTTTAGCGGGTGATAATCCAAACGGTCCTGAACGGCGTTGAAGTTCTCTATTATACGCGTCTAATGGATCAGCCATATAAACCTCTTATCCCATTTGGTTTAGACCCTGCATCGTTGCATATGTACCAACGCCCTGCATGAATGGGTCTACTTGTGTCTGCGGTGTCTGCGTATATTGACTATACATAGATGCTGATGGCGATCCTGCCACGAATGTCTGACCATAGCTGTACGGTGCCAAGGCTTGCTGTGTTTTCGATAGAAGATTTTGACGAGCAAAGTCTTCTGCCTGTTGAGCATATTGACGCTCTTTGCCGCCCATTTCATACATGAACTGCATATCGGCAGGAGACATACCTGCGAACACACGACCAATGTCTGCCGCTGTTCCTGCTAACTGACCATACGCTTGACCGATGTCTGCCTGCGCACCGCCGATCTGACCGTATGTTTGACCAAGGCCACCCATCAATCGACCTGCTTCTAGGCTGCGCTTCTTCTCGTCCTCAGCCGCTCTTGCTTGCGCTTCTGCGCTTGAAAGACCCATGCTACGATACATGTCAGCCGCTTTCAGCATGCGATCTTCACCAGACTCAAATGCCTGTGCTTCTGCGCCCAATTGCGTTGTGCCTAAGCGACCAAGCTCCTGACCTCCAGCCAATTGACGCTTCATGGCATCTTCATATGCTTTCTGCTTCATTTGGCCTTCGGTAGTTGCGGCTGCTAGACCACGTTTCGCTGCATCTTCAAACGCCTGTGATTCAAGGATAGTGCCCTTTGCGCCTAGTTCACCAGTTAGGCCAGAGGCTTGTAGCGCACGTTTGCGTTCGGCTTCATCAGTCGCCATAGCGTTTGCCATAGCTTTGTCGTAGCCTTGAGACATAAGGTTCGCAACGGTTTGCTGCTTTGTTTCTTCAATGGCGCGTTCAGTCTCTGCGGCCTGAACACCTGCACGAGAACCGCCGAAAGCCCCTGCACCAATCGCTTGTGCGGCACCTGCTTGACGACGCTTTGCACCTTCACGATCAATCTTTCTTAAAGCAGCATCAATGACCTGCTCTTTGTAGGGGTCCATAAACTCTGTGACTTTATTAGGATCAAAGCCACCTAATCCTTGTTCAGCAAGTTCAAATGCACGACCAGTTCTGCGGTCAAAGGCACCTTCTGCGCCAAACTGACCGCCTGAGTCTAGGCTTTGCGGTGCAAATTGACCGAGGCCACCTTTAATGGCTTCTTGCGCACCACCTAGTAAGGCTTGCCCACGACCTTGCGCGTCAAAAGTATCTGTGCCTTGCTGAATATCGCTACGAATACCTGACAGCGCAGTGTCATAGATGTTCTTTACACCTGTATCGCCACGGCCCTCTTGCAAATATGTCTTCGCATCTGGGAAGTAATCTGTAAGTGCTTTTTCAATACTAGCTGCGCCAGTTGCTAACTCTGTGCCTGCTTCTGGCAAATAGCGTGGCTTGCCATCTTCAGTTTGGAAGTACGGCAGGTAACGATCCATAAACGCTTGGCGTTGCTCTGCGTCACCAAGTGTAGCTGTTACAGCCGCCTGAAGTGGATCAGCACCTGCCTGAACGTAGTCTGGAATGTTAAACAGTTCAGGATCATCAATGATCCCGCCCATCAGCGTTCCAGCAGGAATTACTTCTCCAGTTACTGGATCAGTCGTTTCTTCAGTCGTGGGCGTACCAAAGATTCGGGCAAGAAGTGCCTGATCTATGTCTTGAATATACTGCGGACGCGCCTGCGTTATCGTGGATTCTGTTACTGTATCAGCCATTACGCCATGCCCTCCAGTTTATCCATCATGCCATACATTTTCTGGATGCCTCTATTAACGTCACCGTTGCCTGCGCCCTTGACTGCATCACGAGTCATTACGAACTCGCCTGCCGTTAGCATAGCAGGAACATCATCTTTTGTGCCAGAACCTTCGCTCGGCATGATGCCACCGTCACGGCGTGGGAAATATGTTGGACCACCCTTGTTCAACTGAATAAAGTTTGAGTTTGGGTTGGGGTTCTCTTCAAAGTACCGCTCAATTTGCTCTGCGGTTCCTCTTGGTCGGCGCACTGTTCTTAACTTAATTCTATCTGGATCAGCCATTATTTCACTATACGAGCGATTTGCTCGTGCCGCTGCAAGATCAGCCGCTGAAGGTGTGTCATCTGGCGGGAATATTGCGTCCATCAGCTTAGAACCAAGGCCCATTGCCAATGCCTCACCTACTTCTGTGTTCAACATACGACCAATGCCGTCTTTTGGATCAAGGCCAAAGAACTCACCGATACCAAGCAAACCTTCTTTGTAGCCGCTTGATATGGGGTCTGGTTTGTTTTGGTTCTTTAATGCAGATTCCAAATAATCTTTACGTTCGCCGGGCTTTTCGAATATGTTGCCGCGACCACCTTTAATATTGCTAGGAGCCACTTCATCAATATCTCCAAATCCAAAGGCTTGAGCCAATGAAGTGTCACCTGACAAAGCACCAAGGCCACCACCAATGGCACCGCTTACGAGCGCATCACGCAGACTTGGCTTGCGACCTTGAAGAAGATCGCCCAAAACTTGAGTTGTTACAGCCTGACCTGCGGAGCTGCCAAGAAACTTCTTGCCAACGTCTAGCCCCTTTTTAAACAAGTCCTTAATACTAAAGAACTCAGGCTCACCAGTTGCAGGGTTGATGCTGTTGTATCCAGAACCGACTGTATAACGCAATGGGTCCATGCCAGAATCACGAAACGCTACACCTAATCCTTGGGCTACTTCGGGGTTTTCCTGCAACACATCTTGAGGCACAACCATCTCGCCCGGAGCTACGTGAGCCATCATGGTATCGCCGTTTCTACCGTACCTTGCCATGTCTTGCATATTATAACCTCGTGATCACTGCCATTAAGTTACCAAATGTCGGCATAAATTACTAGAGTGTAGACCCAGAAAGAGCTTCAGGCATTGTTACTTGAATACTTGTACTGCGTTTTTCACCGCCAGTCCAAGAATTATTGCACTGTGGACAGTTGCCGTCTGGGTAGCTTGCAATCTCTTCTGGCGTGTCAACCGCGTTGTCACAGTTAGCACAATGAACTGTGTCTGTGCTTGTTGAGGGTCGCCATTTTGACCCATTTGCCATTGTAATAATAGTATCACTCATGATGTTGTCACCGTTACATATCCAACTTGTCCTGTGCCTTGCGAGCCACGAACATGTGGAGTGTTGATTTCAGCGACTTTGAGATAGCCGCCATGGTTAAAGACGCCGCCTAACTCTAGGCCACTGTCGTCTGTTTGCAAGGCAGTAAAGACTGTAAACGTGTTACGGCCCTCACCTGCGTTCTGTATTTGCTCAAGATACGTGGAGTACGCTCGAACTAACTCTGCAAAATATTGATAATCGTACTCTTCAGGCGGGACTGGAAAGAACGGTAAGGTAAGGTTTCTGGACATTACCTTCTCCCGTCTGGCCTTACTTCAACCCTCGGGGAACCAAGTCTCCATGCTACGCCTGTGTCATCGCTTTCAATCCTGAAGGCGAACGATCTACCTCTAAGCCGAACAAATATCTGGTCTGTGAACTGCTCTACCGGGACACTGGCTGTTTTAGCAACAGAACCATTGTTCGAGTTAGAGTAGTTTGTACCCGGGAAGTTGCGCACTTTCAGCGTCATTGTGGCACTAGGTGTAGGGTTTGACGAGTCACGGAACGTCATATCTGGTATCAGACGCTTCATGAATACAAATTGTTCGCCTTCTCCAAGGTCCATTTGGCTGGACTCAATGTAGGCGCTAATGCCTTGCGCTGGGCTTGTGCTGCCATCATCAAAGCCGATTTCATGCAAGTACAAGGAGTGATCTGTGCCAGCAGCAATAGGCTCGGCATTCACGCCACGATCTAGCCAGACCGTGCGAGACAAAGTGCCATAGTACCATACTTTTTGCTGATAATTGTAGGTAACGTAGCGATCATTTTCATTGCTTGAGGCTGATGGATAGAACCACGTTACCTCAGAGAATGCAGTGTTGGTGGACGCTGTAACCTTTTCAAGCTGATCATTATTGATGTCAGTGAAGACGTAATCACGCACAGCACAGGGCAAACGCTGCACGGCACCGCCGTAGACGTAGAACTCTTCTGCGCCCATCCAGAACACATTGTCCTCAACGTTAATCGCCGCAAGCGGACCCGCAATCGTAATGTTTTCAGAGATGGCGTTGATACCAAAGGTGAACGGCGGTCCAAGGTACTGCATGGCGTGTAGCGATACATCAGTAAAGACAAGCACCTGCTGCCTTGTTTCGATAGCGGTTACAATCTGCGACCCAGAACCAATTCGCAAATCACCTGCTGTGTTTTCGACGTTCGCATTCCAGTTAAGAATGTTTTCTTGGTCGGAGAAGCGAATAAGCAAGGGGTCTTGAATGCCCGGGGCTGTCTCAGCGTCACAACCAAATGCAATCACATGGCGATCTCGGTCAGAAACAAGAACCTGTTTCGCAACAGTTGGTGTGTTATTGTAGTTTTCTATCTGGTCTACTGTAATCGTTAGATCATTAGCAGGCGTTGCCCCACCCAAGCTCGTGCCAAGAATGGTTATTGTATCAGAAACCTGATAGTTCACACCACCACCAACGATACTGACGATGTTGTAAACACCGCTAACTGCTTCAATGATGAACTCTGCACCACCACCAGAGCCACTTGTGCTGTCCTGCGTAACGCGTGTGTATGTCGCAGAGCCTGTGGATGTACCAGACGATGAAATGGCAGCTATGGTGCCTGTTGAGCCTAGCAAAACAGCACGATTAGCTGTGCCGTTTGTCTTGTCCCAATAGTAAATGCCAGCGTCACGCACGTTAATAATAAGGTCTTCACCAAAGTTATCGTGTGACCAAATACGCAATGTTTGACCAGATGCTGTCAGGGATGATGCTGAACCCCAAGCCCCACGGCCCCAAGTTCCTGCACCCCAACCGTTACCCACGATAGTCGTATCAAGACCAGTGTTAATCTGATATGTACCAACAACGCTTGCCCCGCCGCTACCACTATCTGAAGTCGTTGCGAATACATACGTTGGGTTTAGACCAGTTGATGTCGTTATGCTGCCGATTGTAGAAACTTCACGCGCTTCTACCTGATAGGTATCACTGTCCACAATCGCTGTGATCTGATACTCTTGGTTAAGAACATCTGCGGTTATCGCATCGCCAAGAGTTGCGGCACCTGAGAACGTAACAAAGTCATTCTCCAACGCGCCATGATCTGTGTCAGAAACGATCAATGTTGCACATGTAACTGCATCGCCAGATGTGTGCGCTGCTGCCGTAGTATCATTTACCCCACGAGTACAGCCCGTCAGGATATTACCTGATATTGATGCATACGTGATGATTTCATCGTTAATCTTGATACGTCCAGAGTCAGGAAAGCCTGTGCTTGACGTTAAGGTAATGTCAGTATCAATGATCGCAACATCAGCACCAAGCGTGTTTGCATTCGCTGTAAATGTTACATCGCCTGCGCTTGTCGTTGTGCGAATAGGTGTGATGTCAGAGTATCCGCCACCTTCGTTAATGTAATACTTCAGGTGCGTACCAACGCCAATGTAGCTTGTGCCGTCCAGAGCTACCCAAGGGTGTAGAGCGCGGCATGTGCCTAAAAAGTTGGTGCTAGACTGCTTAATCCAGCCACCAATCTTTTCAGGATACCCAAAGCGAAAACGTACTTTGTCCATGTCAAACCACCCACCTTCGTTGGTGTATGAAGTGGTTTCACGGTTTATTCCGGGTCGAAACTGAAGTTTTGTGAACGGCATTCAACGATCTCCTGATACCCAGATTATACATATTTTGAACAATTGTTCGAGTTATCTTTTTTGAAAAAATAAGCCGAACAAGTTATGATAGCCACCCATAAATCTTTTTGGTCTTTTCAATACGATCATCAAGACCATGGTAGCCACCATTCACACGCCTTGTGATGCTCTTGATGATACTGTCATTAACGCCCTTATCAGCAAGCCCAAACAGTCCGTTCTTTTCAAAAAAGAAGATTGCGCTGTCCATAGCAAGCTCATCGGCAATAGGTGATGGATCATCTACAAGGCTGTCACGACCAATATGCTCGGCAAACGCACGAACGTTGTCCTTGCCTGTCAACTGAATGAAACCTTTTCCCGCGTACAGCCAGCCATCATTAGACCCCGCTGCATTGCCCATGCGTCCGTTATAGACCTTGTTTGCCAGCTTCTGGGGGTTCATTGCGTATGGTGCGGCTTCAGCCTCTGATGCAAAGCGTGAGGGCCACACACGGCACATTGTAGATGCGCGGTAGTTTAGGTTCTCTTCGCTAATCATAAAGTTTCCGCTTTCGTGCGCTGCCTGACCTAACAAATGCGCCCCACGATTTGGAGACAACTTGTAGTGATCTGCAATTGCACGGGCGGTATTAGGGCCAAATGCCCCATCTGCTGTTACGCCACACTTGGTTTGCAGCATCTTTAATGCATCACCCTTTGCCATTATTTCATACTCCCCTTCATATCAAGCATCCCTTCATGGTCACGATTGATGTATTTGAGTTCGTTTTCAAGCAACGCTACACGCTGCTGTAGTGCAGTAATCGCACCGATTGTACGAGCTAGATTGTCATGGTCTTCCCACAACTCGTCTAGCTCGTCCCAAAGATACCCAATCTCCATAAATGCATCTTTTACATCACGCTTGAGATTGACGTTATCTTCGATAGCCATCTTTGATCCAAGCTGACTAACTGTTTCTTCAAGGCTTGCTATAGTTGCGGCCTGCTGTGATACCCACCAGACACCGCCTGCAAGCTGCACAGCCATTGCCGCCACAAGAGCTATAGGTACTTTCAGGTTTTCCATTACTTCCTCTTAAAGAACGCCTGTGCCCCTCGGATTCCAAAGGACGCACTTATTGCAATTCCAAGGCTGTAAAAATACCAGTCTGGTGCCTTGTTAAGCTGCTCAAAGCCTCGGTCTACCCAACCTTCTGCACCCGGAATCCAACACAAAATCAATGGAATCGACAGGATAATTACGAACCATTCGTCCTTCCATGACGACGTAGAACCCTCTGCCATGATCCGCTCCCAGTCCGCTATGGACGTTTCCTTAGAAAGCATGATCTTAGCTTTGGCTTCGGCCTCAGTTAGCTTGAGTTTAGCAGACGCAGCTTGTGCATCGGCTTTACCTTTAAGCCAACCACCTGCGAGTTCAGTTATTGGTCCTATTAGTGCTTGTAGCATCTACTTTCCTCCCGCCATGTTAGAAAAGCCAAAGTATGCCGCTGTTACGCCAGATACGGCAACAACATAGACCGCTGCAATATCTGCAAGCAAACCAGCGGCTGTATCTAACGCTAAGAAAGAAGCTAGTACAATAAGAAGCGGATACGCAAGCATTCCGCTCAGAGCAAACCACGTCATACGCAGTTGTGCGTCACGCTTATGGTCCGCATCTTCCATTTGGCGACGGCGATCCTCAAGCATAATTTCACGCTCATCAGGGTCTATAGTGCCGTTGCTATTTAGGTCATAGTCATCCTTTGTCATTCAAGTACCTCTCCGCAATACGCTTATGGTGCGTAATTATAACAACTTTTCCGTATTTGTCATATACCACGTATTGCCCCAACTTATTGTATCTTAACGTTGAAGCAGAAGATTCCTGAATTTTGGTTTTTTCTGAGGACTTTTGCTTTGTTTTTCTCGGCATAACACGCGTCTTCAGTAGAAAATGTTCCTAGTTGATAATGCTCTAGGTTGCCATTTAAAAGATGTATCCAGACAAGAACCCACATCACCAGCGATCCAGATAAACGCCTAAATAATATATGCCCAGAATAACGCCTGTTGAAGCAAGAGCAATAACAGTAACAGTTTGTATAAGCTCAATCTGTTCCTCACGCTTTTTCATTGCTGCTTTCTTGGCTTCTTGTCGCGCTTTACGCGCTTCAGCTTGCCACTGAATCCAGCGGTCCCACTGCCCCGGTCTTCCGTACAAGCGGATGTAAGACTCTAATTCTTTGCGCTGTTCTCTTATTTTTTCAAGTTGCTGGAACTCTTCCCAATCACCTTCAGCACCACCCGTGATAGCAGTGATCGGACTGTTCTTCTTACGCTGAACAGCATCCTTAAGTTCTTCTTCCGCTGTAAGAAATTTACCCACATTGGACATTAAATCCGCTGTTTCACGCCCATTGGCAATGCATGTGCGTATTACAGAATAAGCCGCATTTGCTGCGGCAATGGTTTCCAGAATAGCCATTAGGTCAGATTTAACCTCGCAGGACAGAGATAATCGGGACTTACACGATATACTCTATCATAATATCCGAAGCGTTTCGACCCACAGTCGTAAAAGCAGGCTTTATAAAAGCCCAGTTGGAAACTCTGGCCCCAAGCTATCAGGACCAGAGTGCATATCATTACTCAGCCGCTACGTCAGTAGCGTCAGCCTCAAGGGACTGAGCCAACGCATTTACAAACGCTTCACGACCAAAGGCCAACTGATCTACGTTGAAACGCGCACTACCTAGCTTGCGGTCCAGATCAGTAATGTGGTTGACCATAGCAATCTGCTCTTGGGTCAGGTCGTCAACGTTGTATTCTTTGTCGTTGACACTGATGGTTTTCTTTTCATCTTTCGCCATCGTAAGTCTCCTTTATGTTAAATTATTCTGCGGCTGGTGCCCAAGGCATTCCGTCAGACTGTGAGTTTGCACGATCAATTTGACCTTGCACCTTCTCTGTACGGTTTGCTTCGACACGCGCTTTTGCTTCTGCGGGTGTTTCGTCGCCTTCAACTAGGCTTGCATATACCCAGTTTAGAACGTCCGCTTCAGTCAAATCCGCGTATGGGATGTAGTCTGGGCTTGATGGATCGGGGTCGCAACGCAACTTACCGCTCTCTGTAGCAGTGTAAACGGGATCACCGTCGCTTGCCGCTACGCAAGACCAATAGACGAGGATTACTCCGCCGTCTGCATCATTATGCGTCATGTTGTTGACGCTCCAAGTACAAGTAATAGCCATTGTTTGTTTCTCCTTTATGGCTGGGTTACAAAGGGTAAAGTTGTTGAAGTCGATGGAGTGTACTTTCGCCAGAAGTAACCTCTAGTCATGCCAGAATCGACATCTAAACCATCTAATCCATCAGAAAGTATTTGACGCCAGTAAGCCAGTTCACCTGTAAGCATTGCGCCTTCAATCATAGCTTCAACTTGAGTTTGAGTTAGGTTTTGGAACTCAACAAAAGTAGTTAAATCCGAAGTGTCTAACTTTACCGTGTCAGATGTAGTTGCTTCTAACGCTACGCCATCTCTTGTGTCGGTCGCTTTTAGCCGCCAGTCTATTTCGGTGATAACATTTGTATGTGCGCCGATTGTTTCCGTTTTTACGGAGTTCTGATCGAACTCCCATGTATATGTAATTGCCATATTAGACCACCTTTTCTATGCCAAAGTAGTTTGCGCCCATCACGTTAAGAACGGCTGTTCCTGCCAAACTTGTAAAACCAATTCGGGCAGCAATGGGGTCAATTCCCCCGCTGTCAGAAAAGGCTGTTGTGAATGATGCTGTATCGCCACCGCTGTCACGCACAGAGAAGCCGATGCCGCCATTGTAATGCTGCGCCCGAACAAGATACCACGCGGCGGCATTTCCAGATGCTCCGCCATCAATTTCAGATATTGTTATAAAGAAGTGCGCCGTAGACCATTGGTTCGTTGTGCTATCAAGGTAGTAATCTATATAAATCGAGCCACTAGCAGACGCTTCAGATGTGGCAACAACAGTAGGTTCAACAAGGCTATTTACTGACCAACCGACTGTTCGAGTAGAAAGCATTTGCTCTTCATTAAGACGCATACCCTCTTGGAAAGCATTAGTAGAAGCTGTGTCGTTTACATAAAAACGTAAGTCTCTTCCGTAGCCTCCATATTCCCCAGTTCTAAACGAGGCAATTCCCGCGATACCCTGTGCGCCCGTAGCGTCTTTCCAAGTGATCGCATTACCCGTACCGTTACCTGTATTACTGTTGTACAAGGTTAATCCGGGCGGGATCGTACCAGATGTGTGAGAAGAACCTGCCGCATTCAAGTTCATCAAGTTTTCACCGCTTGAAGCGTGAATGTTTACTCGGTTGTTTCCTGCATCCACGAATATGGCATGAGTGTCTGTGTCACTCTCAACACGGAAGTCATTCAAAGAGCGACTATTCTCGTTAAAGATTGCGCCTTCGGAACACAAGTCTAATGCTCGTGCCGATCCTATATCACTTGCATTGTCTGACGTACTCCAAGTGTAGAACGAAATAGCGTTATTATAGTTTCCACTGCCATCGTGCCGAGTGCGAATACTATGAGCATAGTTGTATGACTGATCGTAGCCCAGACGTACTTGAACGCCACCGCCTCCTGCGCCATTAGTGTCGCCAGCTCGTAAAGTTAAAGCAGTAGACGACTGTGAACCAAATACATCAAGATAAGATTGCGGATTAGACACACCAACGCCCACACGATCAACACCCGCTTCAACAAATAGCATATGGGTGTTGTTATTTGACTCAACACGGAAGTCAATGTCGTTACTGCTATCATTAAACACATTGCCTTGGGGGTAAGACCATTTTTGGAAACGGCGAACATTGTTCGTATTGTCTACGTCTAACGTGACTTCAAAAGCCGCTGTGGTAAAGTCAGAACCTGTAGATTCCCTAATGCCAGAAAAAGAAAGCGCAGTAGAGTTGCCTGTGTTTTGTGCAAGCTGCAATATCCGATATGCAGACCCCGCTGCGGAAGCCATTGTGGTGGGGTTGGATACCACCGCAGTTGTGGAAGTGAACACAGTCCCGCTGATGTTACTTCCAACCTGAAATAATCCGTTATAGTTATTTGCTGTGCCTGTTCTTCCAATAGATACATGATCGTAACTTGCATCCAAAAACAGCATATGACTGTAGTTGTCACTCTCGACGCGGAAGTCGTTATAAGAGACTCCATCTTCGTTGAAAATTGCGCCTGTGGTTGCGTAGACACTAAAAACATCAATCTGGGATGAGTTATAAGTGTCTGAAGGCGTCATATACATATTCATCTGGCCTAGATAGCCATTTGTTCCATAACCCAACATGTCCATCTGGACCATTGCATTCGTTGCGCCACTGTCGCCCCTTTTGATACGCTTTCTAATCTTACGACCAGCGGATGAACTTGTTCTGAAAATTAATTCTTGAGCAGTTGAGTTGTCCAACCCCATACGAACATCGCCGCTATTTAAAATCATCATCTGAACGGCTAAGTCTGTAGCTTGAGCATCATCAGCACCAGAAGGGGCTGTTTCAAACCTGTGCGTACCCGTATTCATCTGATAACGAGCCGCTGCGCCCGTTGTCAGGTATCTGTTTGTGCCATCTGTATTGACATACAAGTTTTGGTCGATAGTCATACGACGATCACTTGAGCCATTGCTCAGTGACCACATTGAGGCAACTGGACCCAGTTTAATTGAGGTTGTGTCGAATCCAGTATAAAAATCACTGTTTGTGGTGTTCAGGGCAAGGCCACCTGTGCTACCATCTAAGAACAAAGCATTGCTGCGGCTGCTGCTTTCAATACGGAAGTCGTAGTCATTTCCATTATCGTTGAAAACAGCAGCACCAGACGAATTTCCGAGCGTAAAGCGTGTAGTAGCATTTGTTGCAAAAGAAATAGCATTGTCTTCACGGTTCTGGATGAAAAAAGTGTTGCCAGACATGAAGAGTTCAGTGCCATCAGAAGACGTGTTTCCTGTGGTGCTATTTCTAAATGCAAGCCTTGGTATTGTTGTGTCATAAATACTAATACCGCTCCCACTAGGGTGAGTTGGAGCATTTGTACCAACGCCAATTAAACCGTCAGATTTTATGAAGAGCGCGTTAGCCGCAGAAGATGTTTCAAAATTGTACCCACCTGCTTCTGAGTCAAAGTTCGCATTAGCGCCAGAAAAATCTAAAGTAAGCGCACCCGCTGTTCCTGTATCTCTTGTAAACTTAATTACATCTGTTGCACCCGTGACATTTACCTCAAGAGGTACACTCGGTGCCGCAACATTGACGCCCACCCGATCATTCGTGCTATCGACGTACAGGGTGTCGGTGTCTACGGTTAGGTCGCCATTTAAAACAGTATTGCCAGTTACAGTAAGTGTTGTTGTATCAACTGTCATTGCTGTAGACGCATCAATATCAACAGTAGGCGCAACAATCTCAACTTCAGTATCCGCATCAATATCCAACTGCCCGTCGGCGGACGAACTAATTTTTAAAGCAGTATCGCGAAATTGAAGCTCATCGGTTGTTGTCATCTGAATAGCATTGCCACCCGATGTATTCCCGTTGGCAAGAACTTCGGACAGTTCGTTATTGGCACCAACCTGTGTATCCACATACGCCTTGATCGACTGTTGTGTTGCCAACGCTGTCGCGCTGTCCGATGCCATGTTGTCTTCGTCTAAGATCGCGGTAACCGACACGCTACCCAAGCGCAGGCTGTCAAAGTACGCATTGTTGAAGACGTTCGCAGCTACCGCACCAGAACCCGCACCGTCGAAGTAAATAACCGCTGTCGTTCCCGCAGGAACCTCGTAGTCGTTACTTGCGTTGTACGTCCCTTGGAACAAGATAATGCTGCGCGATCCCGCCAGAGCGTTGCGGATGTAAATAATCTTTTCCGCATCATTCGGCGTCAACTGCACATAGGCCGTCGCACCTAGATCGCCGCCATCATTAAAGATAACCATGCGGTTACGACCATCGGAGGCCGCGCCGTCACTGATTGGCAACGTATTCGGGGAACCAGAAGTTCCTGCCGATGCAAGCGTTACTGTGACCTGACCGTCAAGAGCCGTATCTAGTAAGCTCAAGTTTGTATTTGTTGTATCGCCCCATGTACCAGACTGTTCTCCTGTACCAATGAGTTCGATGCCGTTGTTAAGCGTATATGTACTTGCCATTTTGCGTTCCTATGCTGCTATGTCATCCCAGCCCGGAGTTTGGGACGGTGTATCGTCACTCCACGATGGGGTAGAAGATGGTGTTACGGGAGTATAACTCGGATTTTGATTTGGAACAATCCTGCCCCAAACAAGAACTTGGCCTGCCTCGCCAGTTCCTTCAACGCCTGTCACATTGACAGTCGCCTGTGCGTCTATTGATACCTCACCTACTTCACCAGTGCCTTCAACACCAGTGACGTAAACTTTTGTTGTAACTGTAATAACAGTTCCAGTGCCGACTTCGCCAGTAGCTTCAAGTCCAGTGACTGGAGCATTAGCGTCGGCTATCGTCGTAACTTCTTCAACAAATGTGGTTGCCTCAAGACCAAGAACAGGAGTGTTGGCCTCAGCGACAACTGTTACGTTACCAACAGATGCAGTTCCTGCAACACCTGTTGGATAAACATTTGCAATAGCTATAACGGTAACATCGCCAACGCCACCTGTAGCTTCTAATCCTGTTGGGAATGCATTTGCTTCTGCTACAACAGTGACTGAGCCAACTGCCATCGTAGCTTCAAGGCCAGTAACGGGAACATTGGCGTCGGCATTGACTGTTGCATCACCAACAGTTCCTGTGCCCTCAACGCCAGTCGGATAAATGTTCGCCTTACCTATGACGTTGGCTATTGTGCCAACTTCACCAGTGGCCTCTAAACCTGTTGGGAACGCATTCGCTTCCGCAACAACTGTCACTGTCCCTACAGAACCTGTAGCGTCCAAGCCAGTTACAGGAACGTTGGCTTCAGCAACAACTGTTACTGAACCAACATCACCTGCGGCACCAGCGTTGGTAATGGAGCCTTCATTCCAAGCAAGCTGACCCCATGTCCCTCGGCCCCAGCCAGTTAAAGGGACAATGACATCCGTCATTAGGCTATCCGAATAATCGCGTTACTTGCGTCCGCTGTTGGAAAGACAATGGTAAAATCACCAGCCGTTGATGTTTTGTCCGCGCCAAAGTCCAGAACAACAACTGTTGGATTTGCTAAGGTTACACTTTCGTCAGCGTTCAAAGTAGTGGCATTGGGAGTTGTATTATAAATCAACGCCCCACGAGCCGTAATTGTCGCTGTCGTAAAGGTTTCATCTGCAAAGTCTGTAAAACCTGTTGTACCTGAAGATGTCGGCGCAACATTTGACAAAGCCTGACCACCCGCAGAATAACCTGTGCCTGAAACTTCGTTAGTGGCAGTGTAGGTAGTTGTCGCAGCAGTAAACGATGCATTGTTATCATAAAGTGCGATATTAAAAGTATCGCCGCCATTTGCGTTTGTACCAAAATCGTGAACACCGAACAAAAGCTCTTTCTTGAACGATGTGCACATGAAATTACCAGTAAAGGCCATGTTACATTCTCCTTATAAGTTCAGCAAGCTCTGGGTGTCCTGCGTCATTGATTGCGTTATACACCGTAGTTCTATCACTTTTTACTGCTTCGCGTAAGTAGAACTCGATTACTTTTGTGATGTTGCGCTTGTAGGCAAGTGCTTGATCACGAATGGCAGGTGGCGCAGTATCTGCCACCTGAACAATTTTATCTGCACACCTTTGAGCAACTTCTTCAGGTGTAAAGCCGCGACCACTGGTGGTGTGGACCTCGACCTTAAAGTCTTCAGATAAGTCCATTTTTAGTGCAGGTATCATGTTTTCTCCCTCAGAATCAGACCTGTACGGTACGCATCAGTAACCTCTTGTGACTCGCCAAAGTTCTTGACGCGTGACAGAGCCTCAGTAAAGCGTTGCGTATAGTTCTGTATTAGATCACCTTCACCTTTCATAAACGTATATGCCTCAATGAGACTACCGTATAACAAGGCCACTGATGCGTTTGTGCTCAACCACGTTGTGTCTCCACCTGCACCAGCCGTCAAAGACAGTGGTCGATAGAAATAGTGAAGCTCAACTGCGTAGTTGGAATCAGGTGTTGGACCCAAAATAAGGTTACTAATGTCAAACTGCGCGTAATAGCGAGGTGCACCAGTAGTTGCGCCATTTGGGTTAAAAGACTGGATAAAGTTTACATCTTTAAACAGTACAAACTCTTTATTGCTGCCATTCGTGAACGAAAGACTAAATGGAGCAAGATAATCACTGGGAAGCGCAAGATACTGATTACTTGCAGTCATATTACCGCTTTGGTTCTTGCGAAACACCTCTAGCTGCGCAATCTTCAGGATGCGCTCTTCAGCATTCTTGATGAATATATCAAGATTGTTCACAAAGGTTGTCTCTGTGTTTTCAGTGTAATCTTGAATCGCTGTTTTCAGTTCGTCGTATGTAAAGCTCATGAGATCACCACTGTAACTTTGCCAACATAAGCAATCGTATTCATGCGATTCTTAGGTGTTGGGTAAATATTGTCTCCTACGCTCACAGAAACCGCTCCAGCTTCTGGATCGGGGCGTGGATTGCGCAATGCTTGTGGATCAGGAACCGCTCTTAGTGGCTCTAACTGTGGATGCTTTGGCTCCCACTCGTCTTTACCCACAAGAGAGCCTGTCCACTCTTTGCGCATGTCTTTTAACCGATAGCGAAAGCCTGATCGGTCAGAAATACCGTATGCCCACTTACCTGTGGCATATTTAGACATATCGGTAGTTCCTCAAGTCTGGGGCAACGCGGAAAGACGCGCGATCACGGTCTTCGTCCATTGCTCGGTTAAGTTCTTCTTCATACAGTGCCTTGAGCATCTGCATGCGATCTGGTGCGCGTTTCACGCTTATGTAGTAGGCCAAACCTGCCGCTAATGCTGGGTAGAAACGGAACGGAACACCAAGAGTATTAGTGTATGTGTCCGCGTCATCCAATCTTGTTAGTGCGTCATAGATAATCACATCTGTATTGTTATCTGGCAAAGGCCACAGCTTTAATACAGGCGTGATTTGACGATCCACAAAGTATTGTGTGGGTCGAGCTTGAGTCGATTTTGTAGGAATATTAAGATATTCGTCACGACTAATGCGATCTAGCGCGTAATCTGTGCCAGATCGACGTACAACTAAAGACAAAATGTCGATAACATCTGTTCCTAAGTCATAATCTCCATCATTTGATGTTACTGTGATTGTGCGCTGCTCAATCGTCCATTGATTCAAGCCACGGTTGGCCCAATCAGCAAACATCAGGTTCATAGACCGCTTGGCAGTCTTTAGATCGTACCCTGTACGAACCTCCAAACCGCACCGTTCAAAGGCTTCTTCGATGTAATCAGCTACATCTAGCTCAAAGTCTGTTGATCCTGATACGGTCATTTCTTCTTCCTCTTGAGCGATTTAACGCGCTTGGGCTTACCCGCAGGCTGACCAAGACGTTTCTTTTGAGATATTCTACTACGCTTTTCGCTCGCTGTCATCTCTGATGCTGTCTTGGGGGTCTTCGAACTTACACGTTTTGTCGGACGACAGTATGGAGTGCCACGTTTTTCGCCCTTCTTTCGACCACAAGCCTTGCCCGTGCGGACATCTTTCCAGTCTTCCTTGAACCAGCGTTTGAGTGCAGCACCCTTTTTTGTCTTCCGTACAGCCATTAGCTCATCTTCGTCACTTTACGACGGTTCGATTGAACCTTACCACAACCATTCGCAATCACCTCACCGCCTTTTAACATACGGCGCACTGGGCGTTTGCGATACTCATTTGATGGCTCAATAACGCCACCCATAGCCTTCTTTACAGGCTTTTTCTTACTGTTTCCCCAGT